GTGGCAAACATTTGCTAGAGATGCAAGAACTTCTAGAGATCAAGATATAATTAAAAATATTCAGCTAATAAAAGAAGGTGAAGTAGTTGTAATATCTGCTGGTGTCAATGATGCTATAAGCTCAAATGACACTCCTACTCAAATCGCTGAGAGGGTATTTAAGATAGTAAACACATCATATCAATTAGATCACTCTGTGACGTTTTTGTTATTTAAAGTGACTGGTAAAGCTACTAGTAAGAGACAATTACAAGTAAGACGAGCTATAGTTTCTGCATTATCTGATTTAACAAATATAAGACTACTAGATTTAAATTCACCTCAGTACACTCTAGGTGTTGATGGAGTATCACTAAGCAAAGAGTCTTACATATCAATATCAAACATACTAATTTAACTTATAAATAACAGAAATTATTGGAAGACAAATGGCTATAAGAAGAGTTTTATCTACAGAAGATGGTAATCTTCAGAAGAGTACGCTGATATCCTCGCGTGCCGTAGACTATTTGGATATTGACTTAACCTTTGCAAAAAGACCTTCTGGAGATATCTATAAGAAAAAAGATGCGTCTGCTGTAAAGCAGTCAATAAAGAATCTTCTTCTTACAGACTTCTATGAAAAACCTTTTCAACCTTTCTTTGGTGGTAATCTTAGAGCTATGTTATTTGAATTAGCTGATGAAGATACAGAAGATGAAGTAGAAGAGAATATTAGAAACGCTATAAACAAGTATGAGCCAAGAGCTGAAATACTTACCATATCTGTTAATGTACTTCCAGATCAAAATGATATGAGAGTATCAGTATACTTTAAAATTATTAGTACACAAGAAACAGTAACATTCACTACGAACCTATCGAGGCTAAGATAATGGCAACTACAATTAAGTCAACTAACCTAGACTTTACGTCGATTAAAAATAACTTGAAGACATTCTTAGCTCAACAAGATGAGTTTGCTGACTATAACTTCGAAGCATCTGGACTGTCTAATATACTAGATGTATTAGCCTATAACACTCACTACAATGGACTTATCGCTAACTTCGCTTTGAACGAGTCATTCCTTGGGACTGCACAGCTGAGAAGCTCTCTCGTGTCGTTAGCCGAAGGTATTGGTTACATTCCAAAATCAAGAACAGCATCTAGAGCTGTTGTTACTTTCTCTATTAATCTTTCTACACTAGCAGAAAGACCTACAACGGTGTCTTTAGCACCAGGAGTTGTATTTGAAAGCTCTATTGATGATATTACTTACACGTTCCAAACAAGAGAAACTGTAACAGCTACTGATGATGGTTCAGGAATATATTCATTTAAAACAAATGCTGGATCTACTAACATAGAGATCTTCGAAGGTACTCAGAGAACAAAAACGTTTATTGCTGATGCTATATCTCAAGATGCTCTCTATATTATTCCAGATAAGAACTTAGATGTTGATACTACTATTGTTAGAGTGTATGAATCTCCTACTTCTGTTGCTTTTACAACATATCAAAACTTAAAACAAGCTACTCTTATTAACGCTGCTACAGCTCTCTATATCTTAAAAGAATCTCCTAATGAATTCTTTGAACTATCTTTTGGGGACGGTATTACATTTGGCGTTACTCCAAAGGCTGGATATAAAATAGAAGTGGATTATCTTTCTGTAGCAGGACCTGATGCTAATGATGGTGCTTTATTTACTCCTATATCTCAAGTTAATGTAGGTGGTACAGGGTACACTATCACTGCTCAGACTGTTACTAACTCTCTTGGTGGAGATATAAAAGAAACTAATCAGTCTATTAGAACAAATGCTCCATTTCAATATGCTACTCAGAATAGAATGGTTACAGCAGATGACTACTCATCTTTAGTACTAAGAAACTTCTCTACTCTTATTAAAGATATTAAGTCGTTTGGAGGAGAAGATGCTCTTAAACCAGAATTTGGTGCTGTGTATATGTCTATTGTATTTGAAGATGATGTACCTCTTTCTACTCAAACAGCTACAAAGAATAGTATTCAAGAATTAGTAGATCAGTTATCTGTAGTATCGTTTAGATTAAGATATTTGGATCCTACTACCACATTCATTGAAACAAATACATTCTTCCAGTTTAACCCTAAACTTACTACTCTATCTCTAAACAGTATTACTGATAATGTCAATACTATAGTAAGAGATTACTTTAATACTAATACAGGTAAGTTTGGTCAAGCTTATAGACGATCTAATATTCTTACTCTTATTGATGAAGTATCTCCAGCAGTGCTTTCTTCTCGTATGGAAGTAAAGATGCAGCAAAGGGTGGTTCCTCGATTAGATGCTCAGAATGATTTTACTTTAAGATATCCGACATCTATAGCACCTGCAGATGATATAAACTATATTGTGGATAGTACACCTTTTAATATTGATAATAGATCTGGTAAAATACGAAATAAACTAAACAGTAATAAACTTCAAATCGTCACACTAGATGGTTTAACTACCATTGTAGATAATGTAGGTAGCTTTGATGCAGCGACTGGTGTTTTATCTCTTGTAGGCTTTAAACCTAGCAGTATTGTAGGAGGAGTTAATTATGTTAAGATAAGTGCTACTCCTGCCAATCAGAGTGCTATAGCTCCTCAGAGAGAAGATATACTTCAATTTGATGAAGATCCATCCTTTGCATCAGCAGTTATAGTAGAGTCAGTATAAAATGCCTAGAGATTATACACTAAAAGATAACCTACGTAGAGATTATAGGTTTACTGATCATCATGCTGTAGAGCAGGTCCTTCCAGACTACTTTAAAGCTGATTATCCTAAACTAATTAAGTTACTTGAAGCGTATAATCAATTTGAAGACTCAGATCAGTCTCCTGCTAGATTAGTACACGATATTATTACAGCAAGAGATATCACAGCTAATGATTTATCTCTGTTATCTTTTATTGAAGATGAGCTACTTCTAGGTCAATCTTACTTTGAAGGATTTACAAATAAAAGAGCAGCTGCTAAATTCTCTAACAACCTTTACAGATCAAAAGGTACTCTATATTCTATACAGCAGTTCTTTAGAACATTCTTTGGTATTACCCCTGATGTAAGATACACTAAAGAAGATAGGTTTATGGTAGGAGAAGATGACTCTAGAATTGGATTTGACTCCCAGAAGTTTTTAACAGATGATAAACTATACCAAGTGTTTGCTATCCTAATAAAAGCTGATATTCCTGTAGAGAGATGGAGAGAAGCTTACAAGCTGTTTGTACATCCTGCTGGTATGTATTTTGGAGGTCAGGTACTTCTAGAAGCAACAGGAAGCTTTAACTTTGGTATTATGCCAGACTTCGAAGTTGTTAATGTTGATCCTGTTGTACAAGGTGAAGCATCACTAGGCGCTGGACT